CGCACCTATTTGGATAAAGCTGATCGCAAGTTGCGGTCAGTGGTTCGCTTTGGAAAAAGCGCGCTGGCGCAAGAGGTGTATCAAGATGTCAAGGATGGGATACGAAGCAACGTCAGCATCGGTTATCAAATCCGCACAATGGAAGACAAGAGAGCCGATGGGACAGTTGGTATTTCTTCTTGGTTGCCATACGAAGCTAGTATTGTGAGCGTTCCAGCCGATGCCGGTGTGGGCGTTAATCGCAATGCTGAATTTATCGAACCTACTATCAAGTCAGAGGAAAAAGTTATGACTGAAGTAAATCACGATGAAATCCGTGAGGCAGCCGCTGAAGCAGCCAAGCGCGATTTCCAAAAGAATGCCAGCGAGATCATCAATCTTGCTGTTAAACACAACCGTCGCGATCTAGCTGACAAAGCTATCGGCGAAGGTCAGTCTGTTGCACAATTCCGTGCAACATTGCTGGACGCTATTGGCGAAGGCAAACCACTTGAGCAGTCAGCCGGTGCGGTTGATATGTCAGCTAAAGAAGAGCGTCAGTATTCATTTATGAAAGCCGTTCGCGGTCTGGTAAATGGTTCTGGCTTGCAAGGTCTTGAGCGTGAGGTTTCTGAGCAGATTGCAAAGAACAGCGGTCGCGAAGCACGCGGCTTTTATGCACCAGACAGCTTCTGGGGCGGTCGTCGTGACTTGACTGTTGGCACAGCTACAGCCGGTGGTCACTTGGTCGGAACAGATCATCTTGGTGATCAGTTTGTTGATGCCCTGCGCGCGCGTTTGGTATTCAACGAGCTTGGTGCGCGGTTTATGACTGGTCTGCGTGGCGATGTTGCTATTCCAAAGCTGGCAACTGGCGTTTCAGCCGGTTTCGTTGCTGAAAATGGTGCAACTAATGAAGTCAACGCTGTTTTCTCACAGATCACAATGTCACCAAAGTCACTTGGCGCATTTTCAGACGTTTCACGCCTGTTGATGATCCAATCTGACCCATCTGTTGAGCAGATTGTTCGCGATGACTTGCTGAACGCAATCGCACAAAAGATTGAAGATGTTGCGATTGAGGGCGGCGGTTCTAACGAGCCAACCGGCATCACTGGCACCGCCGGTATCGGTTCAGTTGCAATCGGAACCAATGGTGGCGCACTGACTTGGGATGCCATCACTGACCTTGTTAAAGAGGTTGAGGTTGACAACGCTGCGATCAACGCAAACACACTTGCTTATTTGACCAACCCGAAAGTTAAGTCACATATGGCTTCAACTCCAAAGGTTGCTTCAACTGACAGTGTTATGCTTCTGGATGCGCCTTGGAACAGCCTATATGGTTACGACCTTGCTGTTACCAACAACGTACCATCTAACCTGACAAAAGGCACACTGACCACCGCATCTGCGCTGATCTATGGTGACTTTAGCCAGCTTATGATGGGCTTCTTTAGCACACCAGACATCTTGATCGACCCTTACACAGCCGGTTCAACTGGTGCAGTACGCATCCGCGTAATGCAAGAGATGGACTTGGCCGTTCGTCACGCACAGTCATTCGCTGCGTGTCTCGACATTGATGCCTAACTAAACTGACGGGGCGGCGCAAGTCGCCCTGTCTTTCCCATAGGGGCTTAATATGAAAATCAAATGCAAGCGGAATATTCTGATCGGCGGTAAAGCGCACGTTGTTGGCGATATTGTCGAAGTTACTGAAAACGTGGGGCTTGATCTGGTCAATACCGGCAAGGTCGAGGTTTATGAAGAAAAGCAAGGCATCACTGATCGGGCTATTGGCCTAACAAAGAAATCAGCGGCCAGCCTAGTAAAGCGGAACACAAAGAAAAAATGACGATGAAACTGGTAAAAATCACAACGCTGAAAGACTGCCAAGCGGGATCAGTCGGCATTATGCTTGAGGGCGAAGATCACGATGTTCGCGAAGATGAGGCGAACAAGCTGATTGATCGCGGCTATGCAAAGCTATGGTCAGCTAAAGTGGCTAAAGTAGCTAAAGTGGCTGATGAGGATGCCGACTAATGGCAGTCGAAACCGC